CGGATATAGAACGCACTATGTCTTGGGTGTATTCCAGATGCGCTATCAACAAGTTGGCTGACGGTTCCGGATGGTTTAACGCAAGTGATCGCAGCACTCTTAGGTATTCCGAGCAGAGTTGCGTATTCCTCATTGGCTCTTCGAGCTTCCTCTCGAAGTCGTGATAGTAACTCATTTAGTTTGTCTCCCTGTGTTGTTAGTAGAGGGTTGTCGTAAATGCCTGTAAGCGACACTCCCAACAATCTCTCTTCCTCGGTGTTACGTTGCCACACTTTGCGCAGATACGGAAACTTTGTAAAAGTGGCCTGGATTGTGCCAAGAATCGAAGCGATTCGTACTTTTCTAAGAAGCGTCTCTTCAGTGTCGTCATATCTTACCACTGCCTCCGTAAGGTTACAAAATTGGTAGGGCCGAAGAATAATTTCTGAGCAGGGGTTAGTTCCGAACTCAAAGTTAGGATCACGGTGTCCGTACTTAGCAACGGTATTCTTGGCAGCTTCACGGTTAAATATACCACGCTCTCCGCTGTGTGAATTGTATAGAGATAGCCACTCTTCCATAAACTTTCCAACGGTAGGAGTCTCACTATACACCGCGCTATTATTGGCGAGCGCACGGTGAGGTGCAGTCTCCCACCAGGGTCCAGCTTTAGCATGACGGATCCTTTCATCGTCAAGGTCAGACAACGAGATCATTGCTGAGCGACGTACACCACCCACGACAACTACCTCACCAATTTTACACATCAGGTCGTGGCACTCTAATGAGTTCAAACGACGTCCGGCTGCGTGTTTAAATGTAGCTACAGTAAACTTAAACAGGTCGACTAATGGTTCCGGCCCTGAAGCTCTTCCGCCAAATGTTTTGAGTCTTGCTCCGGCAGGTCTAATGGCGCTGACGTCCCACTTAGGGACCTCGCCTGCGTAGAGATTTGCAATAAGCAGGCGGAGTGATTTTGCCCATCCTTCTTTGGAGTCGTGGACGACGATGGTGTGTTCAGACTCGAAAAGTTTCTCAGGCACTTCTGGCAGATTGGATATGTATTTAGACTCGACAGAGAAGCCGACTCCTGTTCCACATAACAATATAAACATCGCCTCATCGAACGATTTGGGGTCATCCACCGGGAGATACGAGCAATTATAGACACAGGTGTTATCACGATCGGCACTCTTTCCTGCCGTCATCATGGCGCGCATGGACGGCATCAAATCTAGGTTATGGATAGCATCAAAAATTTCATTTCGTAATTCTGTCTTATCTTGTATCGCTGGTGTTCTGGTAAAAATATAGTCTACGTAGCGATCTACTGTCTCGGCCCAGGTTTCTCGGCGTTGTTTGTCATCTTGAAAGCGGGCGTATCTACTGGCGGCAATGTATTCTTGATACTGATCCATTTATTGTTCTCTATGTTATATGGGTTGATGAAAAAGGGAGGCCGCAGTTTCTACGGACACTCCCTTGCACTACTATACTACTTAAACTGCGAAGTCGGCTGCTGCTGTTGTGCTACCACCTAACTTCTCACCTTCTTCTAACTTCTGCACGTTATTTAAACCGCACGCAATACCCTTAGAACCTTGTGCATTGTATGGGTAGAACGTGATTGATGCGCGGCCATAGCACCCGCTGTAGAACTCGCTGCTGTCAATGATCGGGTTAAGATCTTGATCTACAACACCTGGCTTTTGTGCCGAGTTTGCGTTGATAAAGTAGCTGTTTGCGTACGCTGGGTCGTCCTTCTCCGCGTCGCCATCACGCAGGCCACCCTTTAAGTTCTTGGGTACGGCGCCACCAAAGTACGCAGACGCCGCGGCCTTGGTGTCTTCAAATGCTTTCTGGAGACGTGCAATGGTGTCCTTGTCAGACTTGGGGATGATGATTGATACAGAGTACTTTGGTGTACCACCCTCGATTGAGGAGGCGGGTTGAAATACGTGCGCGTACGAGAAACGCACTTTACCAGTTACAACTTTTACTTTAGTAGTGGCTTGAGCCATTTTGATTCCTTTATACCTGTAGAACTGGACTTCAATAGGGGCCAGTTCGTCTACCCTTTACTACATATACTAATGCAAAATTATTCACTTATATTTTTCACGATATGATAATCCCAATATTCCAACCGTCTTTTGTAATAGTCTGCAAGTGTTTGCTCTTGGGTATGCTGTATTTTTGACAGTTCTTCTTGTGATAGCTTCTCTTCATGCGTCGTAAAATATTCCATGTTTCTCCATCGCTTTCTTCATTGCCATTGCCTGAATAAAATCAACTAAGTACTCTGGCTCGTGTAGCATCTCAGGATCTTCCGCCACCACGTCAAGTATACTGCCAATTGAGTTGCGAAGTATATTAACTTCGTGCCGAAGACCGCGCCCAGATAATCCATCAAAGTCTTTAATGTACTTGTCAATCATTAATTCCGGTATATCAAACTCTGCGCTATAAAATTTAACCTTCATGCTATTTTGCGACAAGTACAAGCCCTACGTTGCCAACCGCGTAACCTATAAACATGATGCCAGTACCTACGCCGCCCTTCATAAATTGATCAATCGCCACGATAAAATACACGAGGCCCATCCCCGCTATTAGCCAGGTACTCATTTAAAGTCCTCCGTCGCTGTCTCCTGGACGCGGACCAGTTTGGGTGAGCCCTCTGGTCGCTGGACTAGCTCACCTAGCCACGCCACAACCTGGCCCTTTGGTCTTAGCTTTTCTAGTGTCGCTATTGACTTTAGCTTTGGTGACTCCCAGAGCTGTTCCTCAGGCACACCCTTATTTTTTAGTACCTCAACAGCTAGTAGCTGGTCCGTGATCTTGCGGTGAGTTACCGTGGTCGATAATTTAAAGCCAGTCGGTAGCTTGTTCTCACTAACTGCCTTCTCGAGCGCGTACTCTTCAACGTCTGCGACCCAGGTCCGTAGATCCTGCGCCTTGGCCAGCACGTTGGCTAGTTCTTCTTCGTCTAAAAGGGGCGGCGCTCTAAACTCCTGCTTAGCGAGCTCTGTATTGAAGTCAGAACGCGCTCTGCATTGCGCTTTTGCGCGACAGAACTGACAATGGTCGCCGGGAATAAATTCGCCGGATCCGCTCCATGCTTTTTTTGCTTTAGGTTTAACAAAGTAGCTGGCCCAGTCTATGAGTTTACTAACGGTGGTGCCGTCAGTACTGATACTGTCCAGGCGAGGCTGGTGGATCGTGTAGGATACTTCTTTGATATCCGGATACTCTTCTTTAAACTTGGAATAAGCACCCAGCGCATATAGTCGTAGCTGGGTGTTGTCGATCGCGGAGACAGACACACCTTTTCCAAACTTGAGGTCGATGACACGAATGGCGTGCTTAGAAAGTATAACCACATCGGCTGTACCAAAACCGTCAGGAACCCAGTCAGAGAAGTCCACGCGCTGTTCAAACAGCGGGGTATCACCTTCACCGATCTGAGAGCGTACATATAGAACATAATTATCGACGTTAGCCTCGAAATCGTCGTTGTAGTAGGGTGTGTTTTTAATTGTGTCATATTCTGTCTCGTATTCCTCGGTTCCAATTTGTCCAAAATGTTGGCGAAGTTTTATCTCAGCCAATGAGTGGGCAGTAGTGCCCTCTTGACTAAAATCAAATGCGTCTGAATTTTTCTTTGGTTCGGGGAGTGTTGCCTCTAGTCTAGCGCTTGGCGTACATGTTAGCCATCTTTTAGAACCGGAGGCGCTTAATAGCGCGTGTGCGGTCATCTTATTCTTTCAATTCTGTTTAGGTATATATACTAATGCAAAAATAAAGGCCCCGTAGGGCCTTTTTTGGTCAAAACTACAACTTTATTTTTCTTAGGACTTTAGGGCGGAAATCAAATCAGCTATCTCTTTTTGGAAGTCCACCTTAACCTCTGCCTTGAGGTCGATCTTAGTGTCCCGCGTCTCTCGGTAGTCTTGCTGGAACTGGCCACGTAGCGCAATCTCGGCCAGTCGGCTGTTGTATCCCTTGTTGTCGACGTTTGCCAGTAGCTCACGCTCCCAGTACGCCTGTGCGTGGACCAGGGAAAGGTCCAGGGCCTCGGCAAAATCCGGGTGCTTCTTTTTCCAGGTCTCCGCGGTGCCTTTTGAAATGCTTAGGTCAGACCAGATCATTTTTTGGGACGCGCCCAGCTTACCCAGCTCGATCATTCGATCGCACATGGCCGGGTCGTACTTAGACGGGTTTGCTTTCTTTACTGTCATTATTTTGGTTTTTTAGCGGTCTTTGCAGACTGAATAAATGCGTCCTTGGTTGGGGCGCCGGCGGCGCCGGGTTTACGCATCTTCTCGCCGGATCCTTGCTTGATACGTTCACGCTTTTTTTGGATGTTGGCGTAGAGGCCAGGTTTAGCTGCCATAAAATATCCCGTAAGTTATGCACCAAAGCTCTAAACCTAACCGGTAGGTTAAGTATAGAGCGATGGACGCGATGATTAATTGGTGGAGTAGCACGGTACTGCCCCGTGGTCCGCTGGGTTGCATATTAGCCTTGGCCCCTCGTCGAAACTATACCTACCCCATTGTAAAAAAGTCGCGACTTTTTTGTAAAGTGGTTCAAAAAAGTCGCAACCAATACTAAAATACTGCTGTGATGCGGTTAAAGCGCTTAACGCCGTCGACCAATTGTGCCTCGATCGTGGTGCTGATGAACTTGTTCATCTCGATCGCGTTGTCAATGATCTCGTGCATATTGGGAAACTGTGGCGCTTTCTCAAGTAGTTTTTTACCTGCCTCGTCTGCCACTTCCCAGGCCTTTAGCTGGGCGTTGTACTGCTCGGTCAAAAACTCCTTGGAGGTCTTGAGTAGGTCATAGCGTAATTCAAATGGGTTCATGTAATTCTCCTGTGTTTGTGTATGTAAAATAAGGCGTTCGGGTGTCTCCCGACAGCTTACTAGCCCTATATCTACTAATGCAAAATCTACTTCTTTTCCGCCCCATCCGGGTTAATTAATAGCCTGTCACGCTCTGCAGCGCGAGCCTTGGCCTCTTTAATTGACTCGTTGATGATTAGGCGGGTTACTGCCCCGGCCATCTCCTGGATCTGCTTCTCCTTGGCCGCCTCTTTGTCCGCCAGTGCCTTATCAATATCGTTACGAATACCGGCCCTGTCCAACAAATCTTTAAGTTTCATTTTTCTGTGCTTTCTCAACGGCCTCTAAGCTATCCTGTGCCTGCTTAACCTGTGGTCCTGCTTGTTTTTGGATTGCGTTAATAAAACCCGCAACATGAATAAATGGTGACTGCCCCAACACATTTAACAACGCGTTAATTTCTTTTACAGAAAACTCTAGCGTCACGTTAAAGTCGTCTAATAATTCCTTGTTCATTTTTTCCCTTTCTTTACTTTAATTTCTACGTCAACATCTGGCTTATATTTATCTAACTGCACAAAGTGTCTGTTTCCTACCATTTGCTCAAAGCCATCCCATAGTCGTTGGTTTTGAAGTTTTGATGCGTACTTAATGCCACTGATGTAGTTGTACACGTCGTCCTCCGACATGTGCTCAGCCTTGTCTAGGTACTGACGTAAAAACTCGTCTAAATACTCTTCGACCTGGGCACACTTAAGGATGTCTTGCTCTAAATCAAACCGGTCGTACTCGCTCCATAAATTCATTTCTTACCTTTCTTTTTTGGTTCAATCTCATCATCACGAATGGTTTCAAATAAATTCTGAACATCGGCCGCGATTTGTTCTTGTATATTTACTAATTGTTTTTCAACGTTCCAATAGGCTAGTTGCATTTCTTGTGTGCTAAGCTCTTCGATGCCACAATTAACTGCCTTAAATGTTGCCACTGCGCTTTCTAATTGAATTGACGCGTCTTCTAACTGCATTAGTTCTGTCCAGTATTTCATACTATGTTTCCTGTAACTAATAACATTGCTCCTAACGCAATGATAAACGCAATTACTTGACGTTTCCACTTAGCACAGTCTGGTTTAAAATTATCTGCTACGACTAGCGCCAAGATCCCTGTAATTAATAAACTTGTTCCTATTCCCACCATCATGTCGTTCTCCTTTGTATTTCTCTGTCAAGGTACCACTTTGCTTTACGCAGATCTTCAATTGCATCGTTTTTTAAATCAGCTCGCCAAATATATTTTACTGCATTTCCCAAACAAAATCCCATGTGCTCGGTAATCTGTATGCACTCCACACCGCTAGGGTGCTCTGTGTAGTGCTTAGGCTTGTTCACTGCGTCGTGCATTTCTCATCTCCCGTATGTGTGTTTGCATTGTAGTTACCTCGTCCATTGTCTCGCACTGCCAGACACCCATCAAATTATCAAATCGTTTGTGGCTTATGTCAATGTCTTCGACGCCCATCAGCGTCTCCATCATGTACCGGCCATCATATAAATACTCAACAATAAAGTGACTCACAGCTTTAGCTCCTTCCTAATTAACTCTACGCCCTTGGCAAAATGATAGCGCCAATATTTTTCTGTTACGCACACGTCTGTATACGTGAGCCCATCCAAAAACGAGTCCATAATAAACTTCTGCTTGGGTGGTAACTTCTCTTCAACTAATTTACGAACGTCAGTAATATCCTCCGGGTCCCAGGGTAGCCAACCCTCTATGATGCTAGACGACACACCCTCTG